AATGAGCCAATCCAACCCAATGCACCACGCCACGCCACCACGCCCTCACCCGTGGCCGTTCCCCGTCACGTTACCGGCCCCCGGCCACGCACCGGACCCTAAGCCCGTGCGCGCGCCAGTGGCCCCACGTCAACCCCTGCCGGACACCCCGGCGCCCTTTTGAAAGGATCGCATCATGTACGGACCCGCAATGCCCTGTCTCGACCCTGACCGGCCCCTGAGCCCGGAAGAACTGGACGACGAACGCTGGGAAGCCCGCCGTGCCCGCGTGCTAACCCGTGCGCACGTAGAGCGCCTAGAAGCCGCCCTTCGGTGGGCTCTTGAGCAAATCGACGATGACCTAGACCTAGACCACCAAGCTGCACTAGCTGACGCTTGGGAACTGTTGGAGGACTGACCTATGACGCACCACGACCACGCCACAGTAGCTGAACTGATCGCGTATCTCTCGCGCATGGACCCGGACACGCCTGTGGTGCTGCGGGAGGATGATGCGCCCGCAGACGGCCCCTGCGTCACGCTGGAGGATGTTCTGTACGAACTGACCCCGGTATCGGACGATGCCCGTTCGAACGGACCATGGAGATAACCCTATGGAACTGCAAACCATCAGCGCCGTTGTCGGCCAGCATGCCGACACGATAGAACTGTCATTCGATCCGGTGCATGCCGGGTGCATGGTCTGGTATCGATATCCCGATGTCAGCGAAGACTGGCACTCCTCCACATTTCAATCGGTTGACCTTCGCCACCTGTCCGATCAAGCGGCATGCGAGCGCGTTAATCAATGGGTGGGCTGACACATGATCATCGCCCTTCTCGCCGCCCTTGCCGCCGCCATCATCGCCGCTATTCTTCTCGGAGATTAAATCCAATGGAAACACAATCGACCGCACCCAAAGCCCCTAAGCCCGTCGGCCGCCCACGGGTCAATGCCAAGCGAGACACGGCCACCGCCGCCCGTCTCCTCGCCACGCAGACCCGGCTGGGCCTGACTGACGCCAGCATGGCCCGGTATCTCGGTGTGCCCGTCTCCACTTGGCGCAACTGGGCCTGTGGGCACCGGGAGCCGGGAGCCGTGACGGCTCGACTGCTCGACGTGCTGGACGCCGTGGAGTGTCTGGCGCCCGATATGCACAAGCACCTGCTGCCATGAGAGTGCTCATCGCTTGTGAGTACAGCGGCACCGTGCGGGATGCGTTTCTGGCACGGGGTCATGACGCCATGTCATGCGACCTCTTGCCCACGGACGCACCGGGCCCGCACTGGTGCGGGGACGTGCGCGAGGTGCTGGGCATGGGCTGGGATTTGATGATCGCCCACCCGCCCTGCACTCACCTAGCCGTGAGCGGGGCGCGATGGTTCGACAAGAAACGCGATGAACAGGCCGCCGCCCTAGACTTTGTGCGCCTGCTCATGGATGCGCCCATCGAGCGGATCGCAATCGAGAATCCCGTCTCGATCATCTCCAGCAGCATCCGCAAGCCCGACCAGATCATCCAGCCGTGGTATTTCGGGCATGAGGCCACGAAGACTACATGCTTGTGGCTGAAAAACCTACCCCCCCCTTCAGCCGACCAACATCGTCGGCAAGGGGGCGCGGCACGTCACCAAGAGCGGGCGCAGCCTGCCCGAGTGGTACAACCTGCCGCCATCAGCGGACAGGTGGAAAATCCGCAGCGCCACGTTCCCGGGGATCGCTGCGGCAATGGCGGACCAATGGGGCACTCACGCCGCCTGCTGATCCATCTCCTCGTCCATCCACTCCTCGAAGTGCGGCACCGTGCGCCGCTCAAGGCCCGCTATCGTGCGCCGCTCATCCTCGGCCCGCTGGCGGGCCTTGATGATCTCCGTGCGCTGCTTGTCGAACGCGCCCACCAGCGCCGGGTTGATCGCCCAGTCGGCCTGATGCAGGTGCTCTCTCGACCCATCATCGAGCCGCACAACCCAGCCGGCCTCCTCTAGGGTCTGCATGGCACCGATGACCATGCGGTCCTGTAGGATGGTGCTCTGGACCTTCTCCATGCGCCGCCGTGCGCCTCGCTTGACCTCGGAGAGGGTCACCGTGGTCTTGCCCGCGCAGTGGTACAGCAGCCAGCCCTGCACCCAAATATCGAACGAGTCCCCGGTGAACTCGGCGAGCGTGTACCGCAGCGCCGGGATCACGTACCCGCGCACCATGCTGATGGCCCGCTCAAGGGTCGAACGGCTGACCACGCTACTGAAGGGGCACTCGATCACATGGAACAGCAGCGCGAGCCTCGCAGCCGTGCCCTCCAGCTTCCCGTAGGCAGTCAGGAACGCGGGGTCGGACTCCAACACCACCTCGTCCCTTTTCGACTGCTCGAACCACAGTTGGAACTCGCGGAACAGGGTGTAGGCATCCGGGGCCAGCGTGTAGGTCTGCGCCGGCAGCGAGTACACCAGGCGCACAAGCTGGTCCCACCCAGCCGAGTGCGCCGGCGGGCCAGGCTCGCCGCGCCGGGTCTTGCGCGTGTCCAGGATGCCGGGGATGAACCGCTGCAGCAGGCCGTCGGTGGCCAGCGCCTCGACCGTGGCCCGGTAGACCAGCGGCTGGATGTTGCCGTAGACGCTCACCGCGAAGCACTCGGCGAGGATCGCACCACCGCCCACCCGGTCATACTCGTACCGTCTCGCCTCGTAGGCCTGCACCCAGGTTGAGCGATCCTCGCCGCTCTGGCGGTCGCTCATCTTCTTGGTCCAGGCTGCCATCTCGTCCAGGTAGCACAGCAGGCCACGCGGCCGCTCTGCCGCGTACCTCACCAGCTTCTGGCTGGTGATATCACTCACCTTCAGGCGCAGCGGCTGGGGCTGCGGTGGGAGGTCCGACACCGTGGGCAGCGCCGTGTTCCCCGTCACATCGAGCGAGGATGCGGCATCGAGGAACTCCTTCTTCGACACCGCATGCCGCGCCTCCAGCGCCTCCCAGTCCAGCATGCGCTTCTTGAACGCCGGGTAGTCCTCGGCCTCGATCTGGTGCAACACCTCGACCATCGGCGATGCGCCCGGGGTCTTCTTGTCTGCGGGTGACCCGATGGTCATCAGCCAGATGATGGGCGGCACCTCGTAGCCCTCCATCAGCCGCAGCCGGGAGCGGGCATCGATGGCACCGGCCACCGCCGCCAGGCCACTGAACAGCGGCACGATGGGGTCGCACCCAATGTGCTCGCTGACCTCGGTGGCCCGGTCGGCCAGGGCCTGCGGCCACCACTCCACGCGCATCACGGGCGCTGGCACCCGGCTGGACTCGATGAGCACCTGCGGCTGGGTCAGCGCCTCTGCGGGCTTGAACAGGGCCGAGGCGTCCACCGGAGGCTTCACCCAGCCCGACTGTCGCGCCAGGTGGAAAAGACTGCCGAGCTTGACCGCCGTAGCCTTGTCGGACTTGAACGAGCGCCACTGCGCAGAGATGGCACGGTCACCCGGGTACTTCTCGGCGCTCTTGGCGCTCCACTGCTGCCAGGTGGTGAACGCGCCATCGAGGTCATTGGTCTGCGTGCCTGCCCAGTGCAGCGCCATCCCGCAGGTAATCCACTCGTCGCGGCTGACATCGGGACTGATCGAGTCCAGTGCGCTGCGGATCTCGGACCAGTTCACCTCCACCGTGTCAGTGGGCTGCGATGGCGCGGGCGCTGGCTCGTTCAGCAGCGTCTGCCACAAGTCGAGTAGTGCAGGCGGGATGAGCGGCATGCGCATCCAGTGCCCGCGCCCTGCCCAGCGGTAGGGCTGCTGCGTGTCGGGGTGGATGCTCGGCGGCAGCACGTCCTGCATCGTCAGACCCTCGGCCGTGGCGCAGCGGAAGTCGAGGTAGTTGGACACCTTGCCGTCCACGTCCACCATGAGTTTCTTGCTCGGCAGCGCCAGGCCGAAGGGCATGGCGTACAGCAGCTTCCCGTGGCCCTGCCGTCCACTGTCCACGATCACCGCATCGGGTGCATCGTAGAGGGTCTGCAGATCGACGCCCATGAACGAGAGCATTGTGGTGGCCGTGAACCAGTCGTCGATGTCCAGGGCCATCGTGCCGCTGTAGGCATGGGCCAGGCCGATGCCGTGCTGCAGAGGCAGATCGGCCTGAGAGCGCAGCGCCGACTCGCGCCGGTTCCACCCCACGGTGCGCGGTCCCTTGGTGCCCGGTGGGATGGGTACGAGTGACCACCCGTGCCGGATGTAGGCGTCAACCGACGCGGGATGTTGTTGCACGATGCTCGATGATGTCATACCATACGGGCGCCGGTTAACCGGCGTCTCCTCCTTTGTCGATGTTGCAGCCCCGCCGAGTTCACGCTTGGCGGGGTTCTTTTTTGGTCATGCGGTCCTCGCTTTCAGCATGGCGTCGGCCAAGATGTACGCTTGCTCCGCAATACTGCCGACTTTCTCTGGGTTGGGGTCGCTGTCTGCGGCAACGATCCCCTGCATGGCTTTGGCCGCGAAGTAATCGCGCAGGGTTATGCCGAAATAGGTATGCAGTTCTCTATCTGACATGACTTCGTAAGAGTACGGGAACACCGGCCCACCCGTCTTGCCCACCGCCATCAGCAGCGTCCCGTCTTGATCTCTCAGTTCCATCTCACACTCCTTTTTGCTTCCGGTACTCCTTCACCGCGCTGCGCAGACCGGCCTGCGTAGTCGCCTTCTCGTCCAGTGCCAGAGCCTGCGCCTGGTCTAGGGTGTCCTGACACAGGATGCGGTGGCACACCACCGGAGCACCCTGACCCTGCCGCCGCACCCGGGCGTTGAACTGGTCGTACAGGTCAAGGCTCCAGTTCAGGCCGTACCACACCAACGTGCGACCCTTGTGCTGCAGCCCGTCGATGCCGTGACCCATGCTGGCCGGATGACCAATCATCAGCGGGCAGTCACCGCTCTTCCACCGCTCCATTGCGTTGTTCAGTTCGCGCTCGGTCTTGCACTCGGTCAGGTTGATCGGCCGCAGCGCCTTGAACCGCTCCATGATCCGCTCGGCATCTGATCGGTAGGCATAGGCGCACAGCACAGGCGAGCCCTGCGCCTCGTCCAGTATCTCGTCAAGGGCTTCAAGTTTCAACTCATGCACCGGCTCCCACAGCGGCATGCCGGCGATAGGGTACACCGCGCCGTTGCTGAACTGCAGGCACTTGTTGGTCAGCGCGGCCGAGTTGAACACCTCGATCTCCTTGCCGCTGTCGAGCACGGTGAAGAACTCACGCTCCATCTGCTCGTACTTGGCCCGCAACTCGGGCGGCATCTCCACCTCGATGTTGTTGACGATGAGGTCGGGCAGCGGGTTGTAGTCCTCGGCGCTCATCTCCAGCGTGATGTCGCCAATGAGGGTCTTGATGACCGTCTCGGTGTCGTCGTAGGGCACCTCCTTGTAGGGACCGGCCTTCTTGTAGAACCGGGTCTTGAACGCGGTCTTGCTGGTGCCCAGGCGCTGCCCCTTGTCCACCACCAGGTACTGCCCGTGCAGATCCTTGTAGCCGTTGGAGGCCGGGGTGCCGGTCAGGCCGGTGGTCCAGTCGAACTTGTCCAGGATGCGCTTGACCGCTCGCACGCGGTCCGTGGCGCTGTTCTTCATCTTGCTGATCTCGTCCCACACCACACCGTTGAACGGCAGCGGCTTGTCCTTGCTGACGTAGTAGGTGTGCAGCGTCTCACCGAGCCACTTCAGGTTGTCGTAGTTCATCAGGTAGACGTCAGCCTCGCGCATCAGCGCCCGGGTGCGCTGGTCCCGGGTGCCCGTGACCATGCTGAACCGCAGGTGCTTGGTGTGCTCCCACTTCGCGGCCTCCTGGCGCCACACCAGACGGATCACGCGGATGGGGGCGATGATGATCACGCCCCGCAGGAACCGGGTATTGATGAGGTGCGCAATGGTGGTGAGCGTGATGATGGTCTTGCCCAGCCCCATGTCCAGCCACATCATCGAGTTGACGTGGGTGGACTGGAAGTTGACCGCCTTCTTCTGGTAGTCGTGGAGGAGGTTGGGGGTCAGCATGTCAAATAGGCCCGGATGAAGGCTTGGGCGACCTTGATCGAATTAGGTGAGCACAAGTACGCGCACCCTTACCCATGATGTAGGAGTGGGTACGACGTCGTGACTCAAACTTGCACACCGCCTTGTAATGGTCATCGCAAACTTTCGCACACGCCTCGCGTTCAATGGTTGCGACCATAACGGCGAGTCGTTCATATGCGGCAAGGAAAACCATTGAATCAGGGCACCCCGCCTCACGAGCCCAGCGTATGATGTCGTCGCGGGTCATGCAGCCCCCAGCATCTCGTCCACCATGCGCAGCCCAGCGTCCACGTTGTCGATGACGAACACGCTGACCTTGTGCTGCCTCAGCCGGTGATGCTCGCGCTCTTGGGGCGGCGTGGGCTTCTGGCCCTGGCGCTTGAACTCGCAGAAGAACATGCGCCCGTTGGGCAGCACGAACAGCCGGTCAGGCACCGCAGCGTGCGCTGGCGATGTGAACTTGTAGGCCAGCAGCCCGCGCTCACGGGCGTAGCCGCAGACCTTCGCCTCGATGTTCTTCTCAAGCATCTCGTTTCTCCTGTTCCACGATCAGTTTCCGGTATGCGTCAATGGCAACGCGCAGTTCTTCCTTCAGCGCCTCGATCTCGTCCCTCGCAGCCTGGGCGTAGGCGTTGAGCGTTTCTCGATCCCAGGTTGCAAAGTCGGTCATGCCAACCCCAATGTCAGTTTCTCGTGCTCGTTTCGCAGGCGATCCATTGCCGTTTGAAAATGAACCGGGTCAATTTCGATACCCGCAAAGCGCACGCCGCGCCGCAGGCACGCTAGGGCCGTGGTGCCGCTGCCCATGTGCGTGTCCACCACCAGCGCGTCGGCGCCCACGCCAGCCTGCTGCAGGCACCAGTCCATCAGCGCCACAGGCTTTTGGTTAGGATGCAACTTCTTTGCGCCACGACTCACGTTCTCCTCGCCGCGCCGGCAAATGCCGCGCCATAACTGACGGTGCATCCGGGGCACGCCGCGCAGGTTCGTCCAGGCCAGTTCCACATCGGCGCCGTCGTCGGGTGTGGTCGCCTCGCGCTTGTCCCACACCAACCACTTGCCGTTCGCGGGCAACTTGTCGGCGTAGTAGTTTGCGCCCCACAGCACTACCACGGGCGCAGCATGCAGCAGTGGTCGCGGGTCAAACGGCTCGGCGTTACCAACAATCGGCGCATGCGTCGTGTCGGGTCGCACCAACTTGTCACGACTGCGCTTTTGGCGGTAATCGTTACCATAGGGCGGGTCGGCCACGATGGTTGTCACGCCACGCAGCGTTGGCAACACATCACGATAATCACCTAAATACAAACTGCAGCAACCAATGTCGATTCTCATGCCAACCCCAATGTCAGTTTCTCGATCTCGTTGACGTAGTAGTCAAAGTCGATCTCAGGGCCAACGTCCTTGATGTCGTTGCACACCTGCACGTTCCACCCACTCTCCACGGCGAACTTGCGCCAGTCGGTCTTGCCCTTGAGCGGCGGCATCCACTTGGTCAGCGGCTTGCCGCCCTTGGCCACGTAGTACCGGGTGGTGTTCTGCGCCTGGTGGTCACCCCACTGCAGGTAGCTGGAGCGCGGCACCTTGATGCGCAGCATGAAGTCGTGCAGGTGCGGCCAGTTCTCCACCGTCTCGCGGATCGGTGCGCCGTCCACCAGCACCTTCTCGGCCACCTTGGAGATCACCAGGCCGCCAGCGTTCTGGTGCCAGCCGGTCTTCCACTCGTAGGCGCCCTTGCGCTTGACGGTGCCGTCCTCGTACTGCCCGATATAGTTGTTCACGTCGCGCAGGTACATGCGCCGGTAGCGCACCTGCTCCAGGTTCAACCCGGTCATGTGCATCCACCATGCGCACGTCTTGTCCACAAAGTACATGTTGGCGCGGGGTACGCGAACCGTGACGCCGTCGGTGTTGATCTGCACCAGCGACAGGCCGCCGATCTCCATCAGGCGCTCGGCCAGCAGGCACAGCAGCAGTTGCCCATTCAGCGTGATGCTCATGGTGAACAGCGGGTCGTAGAACACGCTGAACTTGTTGTTGCTGTCGCCGTACACGCCGTTCAGGGCCAGCTTGAGCATGGCGCTCTCGCTGCTCTTCTTGGGGTACTGCTTGCGCTGCTCGAACAGGTTGCTGTAGATGGCCACGAAGTCCTTGCCCAGGTGCGCCGGGTGGAACTCGTTGGTGATGGCCAGGTTCGGGTAGTAGCTCGTCACGTCGAGGTCGACGATGACGTGCTCGTCGTCAGACTCCACCACCACGTTCTCTAGCGAGCCGTGGATGCCGCCCAGGCCGAAGACGAACGTGAACCCGTCGACCGTGGCCGTGAGATCCGTGAAGACGCCCTTCGTCTCGGTGATCGTCTGCGCCTTGAGCCAGTTCAGCACCCGGATGAACTCGGGCTGCTGGAACGTGATCCACGGCAGGATGGCGTCCTTCAGGTGGATTACCGGGCGAGGGGTCTGCCGCGGCGTGCGTCCATCGGGGCCGAAGTCGTAGCAGGGCACGCCGGCCTGCTCTAGGCGCAGCGTGAAGTATTCCTTGCCGATCTTGGTGTCGTTGAAGTTCAGCCAGTCCTTGCCCGGGTACTTGATCGTGAGGTCTTCGCGGAACCGCAGCATGTCCGTGGTCAGGTGGTAGAAGAGCCGCGTGGCCTCGACATCGTGCTCGTTGTAGCGCTTGAGCACCTCCACCTGGTCGCGGGTCAGCGTGGTGCCCACCTTGAACGGCAAGTCCTCGATGGTGTCCATGCGCAGGTTGAACTCCAGCGCCTTGAGGCTGGTGGCGCGAGCCTTGTTGTCGAAGTGGTGGATCTTGTAGAGGTCGATCTGCTCCACGATGCGGTCGGTGGGTTTGACCGTGTGCAGCCAGCGGTCGTCATCATCCTGGCGCTCGATGATGGCCTGCGCCTTGCGGTACAGCGTCTGCGCGTCAGACTGCCCCATCTGCATCAGGGTGTGCAGGATGGGGTAGTCGAAGCCGATGTTGTTGAAGCCCGCCATGCGGGCGTTGCGGTCAGCGAGGTAGCGCACGAACTCGACAATCTGCCGGGACTCGTTGCGCCACTCGCTGATCTCGAACATCAACTTGACGGGTGCCTCGACGTGCATCACAGACAGTGTGAAGACGTTGGGGAACGTCTCGCAGTCGTACACCCAGTCGTTCACTGCGCGCTCATGAACGGAGGCAGGGGCATCTGCGCCGCAGCGGGCTGCAGGAACGACGGTGCCGGGGCAGCAGCGCCGGCCACAGCGCCGAACATGCCCGACGCATCCACGGCGCCCTCGCCGAACGGCTTGTCGTCACCAGCGAACTGCACGGCCACCAGTTCACAACTCACGCCCCTATTGGTGGTTCTGAGCCAGGGCTTCAAAGCCACGTTGACACGGCAGCCGCCGTAAATCTTGCGAGCCAACTCCAACGATTCCATATCGGTGGTTGCTTGGTTCGCGTCGGCACGAATCATCTGCGGACGCACCTTGTTCTTCGCATTGATCCAAACGCCTTGACCGTAACCTTCAAGGGGCTTGAACGTCTGCTCGTTCACCTTCTCAGGCCCCATACCGAAGCATCGAGCACGCTTGTCATTCTGGATGGACTGCATTACCGGCCCAGCGTGTTCCTTCCATGCCTGCAGAGCCAACTGAGAGTATTTAGCCATGAACTCCTTGATCTGAGGATGGCTCGGGTCAATGTCGATGATGTCCATCGAGAACATCGGGGGTGAGCCTGGGAACTTCTGGCTCTTGAAAGGTTCGACCAAACTGGGAAAGGAGCAACGAACATTGGAAAAGTACACAAGTGACATTTCAAACTCCTAATTCACGATAACCACGCCGGCAGTTCGACCGGCACTTCGGATTGCACTGCGCTGAACAACGGCGCAGCGTTGGTGGTGATCGCGGTGCGCGAGTCGGCGGCCAGAGCGACCACCGGCTTACCCATCGTCTTCACCACGTACTCGGTTTCGAGTGTCTTCAGTTGACGCTCGGTCAGTTGCACATCGGTGCCATCGCGCTTCTTCCAGCGCAGCTTCTCAGCCTGTGCTGGGGACACCAGCGTCGTCTTGTAGACCGACTCCTTGGGGATGCCCATCTTGCGCAGGCGCTCGGCCATCTCCTCGTCAGACAGCCTCCAGGCGCGGTGTCCCTTGCCGTTGACCATCTTCAGGCCGGGGATGTCCGCGCCGCGCTCCATGCGGGTCTGGGCTTCCTTCTCTACGCCTTCGAGCATCTGACGCAGCAGCGGTGCCGCCTCCATGATCTGGACGATCTGCTCGTCCGTCATCTTGGTCGGATCCTTCTCGGCCGCGCTGGCCGTGATGTCCATCGTGTCCACGACCTCCAGCGCCTTGGTGCTGAGTGCCGCGCAGCCGCCCTTGGCGCGGCAATACTTGCACTGCTTCTCACCAGGCACCAACGGCGCGTCGGGTCTGTCCGTGGCCGCCGCCTCGATGACGATGGTACGCGCCACCTCATCGACCACCTTCTCCACAGGGTAGTCCACAGACCTGATCGCCTGGCCACCACGCAGCGCCAGATTGGGCTGGATGACCGTCATGCGCACGGTCTTGTAAGGATACGGGTTGGGCTTGGCGATCTTGAACCCGGCCAGTGCGCCCACAGCGTACTGCTCCATCTGCAGGATCGCCGAGTCCCAGGCGTCGTTCATCCCGTCCTTGTAGTCGATGATCTCCAGCACCCCGTGCAGGCTGTCGTGGATCTGGACGTCCACGCTCCCGTGCAGATCATCCCGAGTCAGCAGCCACTGCGGGTTGACCCGCTCCTCGGCGATCAACTGAGCGATGCCCAGCGACTCGGCGTGGCGCTGCTTGATGTAGTCGATGGCGACCTTGACCCGTGCTACACGGTCGGCATCGACGATGAACTCACCATCGTCATCCTTCATCTTGATGCCGACCATTGGCGAGGGGTCGGCCACGGTGATGCCTTTGATGCAGTGCTCCAGCAGCGTGTGCGAGTGGGTGCCGT